CATATTCAGGTGGTGTGTTCTATGACATACACCCGATTCGAGCGACCACAACTTTAACTAATGCTTTTTCAACCACAAATAATTCAGCGGTAGTTACAATAACATTTTCATCAGATCATAATCTTCAAGCAGGAGATATTATTTTACTAGATAATTTTTCTACTATCACTAATTCTAATTTTGGTGCGTCTGACTTTAATGATAAAACATTTATGGTTACGTCCGTAGAATCTTCAACAGTCATAACAATTACTATGCCAACAACAGATGGTGGCTCTGGAGCTACTACTTCTGGTGGTATTAGAGTGCAAGCTTACTATAGTGTTGGACCTGCTGGACAACTACCAGGATTTGGTTGGAGTTTAGGTCAATGGGGTGGAACTGTTTCAGGTGAAGCTACAACAAGTTTAAATGGAGGCATTAACGCTTCTACCACAACAATTGTGCTAACCGATGCTTCTTTGTTTCCAACATCAGGAACAAGTTTTATTCAAATAGGAAATGAAGAAATTTCTTACACAGGTATATCAGGTAACACTCTAACAGGTGTAACAAGAGGAGTTAGAAATACTACGGCTGCATCTCACTCGAATGCAGACACTGTAATTAATTCTACAGACTATGTAGCGTGGGGCGAGGCTGCATCTGGTGACTTAGTTGTTGATCCAGGTATGTGGTCAATAGATAACTTTGGTGATAAAATTATTGCACTCATACATAACGGACAAGTATTTGAGTGGGACTCAAATGCATCTGGTGCTACGTCAACAAGAGCCACAATTATTTCAGGCGCGCCGACAGCGTCGAGAGACATGATTGTATCTACACCTGATAGACACTTGGTATTTTTTGGAACAGAAACAACAATAGGGGATCAGTCTACGCAAGATCAAATGTTTATTAGATTCTCTAACCAAGAGGATATTAATACTTACACACCTACAGCAACCAACACAGCAGGTACACAAAGACTTGCGGATGGTTCTAGAATTGTAGGAGCTGTTAGAGGTAGAGATGCAATTTATGT